CAGATACTAGATGCCTTAGGATCGTAGCCGCTTCCGTCTGGATCTTCAGGGCGTCAGTATATTTGCCGTCACGCAGCGCAGCCTGAAGCATCGTGTCCAGCAGCGCCAGCTGGTTACGTAGCTGTGCAGCTCGTGAATCGGCCTCGAGCGCCACAAAGGGTTTAGCTGCGCCCATGTCGAATGGCTCTGGAGCTGCGTCCGGCGCTTGCTGTTTCGTGGCCTTCGCGTTGCGCTCGTCTGCGAAATTCTCGCGCGATGCAGCCAGCGCTTTGGCAGCCTGCTTTCCGGCTTCAGATGCTGGATCGGGCCAGTCGCGAGGATCCCTGGATACCGGATAGACGACGTGGCGCTTGTGCTTCCAGACTCCCTCGCCGCAAATCTGGTAACCGCAATCCGCAAACCAGGCCAGCACTCCGTCGATCGCTCGCCCAAAGCGCGGACCGTCCTCCACCAGGATGCGTCGCGCTATTCCACGGCCCTTCCAGGCCTTTATTACCGAGAGCACAAACCCGTGCTGATCGTTTGGGAATCCCTTCTGCGGCTCCGTCCATAGCGTCGCTATGTCCTCTCCAGCATGCATGTATAGCCACACATGCCCATCATGGCGCAGGCAACGCTCCATCTGCTCTGGGCCGAGAAATGCTGGGTGCTGCGCGGAATGGAGCACACGACGAACCCGCTGGTAATGTGCTAGCTCTCCAGCCACGCAGTCGAATCGCTCAAGGCTAATGTCATTCGCGGCGTCCATGTGTCCTCCAGAGTAGTAGGCGTGTTTCGACCTGTCTGCCCATCCAGACCCGGCCGCCGACACCTGCCCAGTGGCAGCGGGCTCCGGTCGCGTAGCCGGATATCGTAGCCGGCAGCCATGCCCGCCGGTGCCCACACCGGCCCCGTGCGAGCGCCAGGAGCCTCGCAGCGGTCCACGCGGCCTCCTGCACCTGCACAGGCCGGGTGCCGACGATCCCTCGCCAGAGCGTCGCTGAGACCGCTGGAGAGCGCTCTACCTGCCAGATCGAGTGAGCCCGGCGATTCCAGCGCGAGCAGCCCGACCAGGGGCACCGGCCCGCTTGGACCCGCCATGACAGCCGAGACTACCACCAACCTACTGCCACGAGCACCGCGGCGAGCTCGCGGGCGGAGCCAGGCCAGAGCGGCTGGCACACGTCATCGGCGGCCTGGCTCCATGTGCCCGAGCAGGTAGCCCTGTCAGCGGCGCCAGCTATCGCCCTGGCCACGACCTCGAGGTGGGCGCGATGCTGCGTCTCCGTCGAGCAGGTAGCGCGGGGCGGGCAGTACGGCGCGGGAAGCGCCAGGAGAACGGCTAGAACGGCCTGGGCGAGCGGCATCAGTGTCCCGTCGCCTGCATAGCATGCCATCCCCAGTCCGCGAGCGCGTAGAGCACCACAGTTAGCAGAGCGATCACGCCGCCGGCCAGTGTGCCGCGTCGCTCTCCGGCGCTCCGACCTGCCCGCGCTCCGTCCTCCTCGGCTCGCGTGATGACGCGCAGCTCGAGGTCGTGGAGCTGCTGGCGCGTGGCCATGTCGTCGCGGGCACCCCGGGCGTCGTCCCGCAGCACGCGGAGCACCGATCCATTAAGCTGACCGACCTGCGTGGTGAGCGCGTCCACAGCAGTCGTGGTGGCCCGTTGCTCGACTCCGATCGCCTTGAGTTCGGTCACCTGCGCCTCGACTTTCGCCACCTTGTAGGCGAGCTTGTCTATCTCCTCATCGTGCCCGTCATGGCGGCGCGCGTTCTCGGCTCGCTCTGCGTCCCAGCGATCGACGTGCCGCTGTAGCAGTTGGAGCGCGGCCTCCGCCGGATCCATTGGCCCAGCGCGCTGACTCGGGGTGTCAGGGATCGCGAGCCCGCCGAACCCGGGCCGGCTTGGTTTCCGCGGAGGCCTGTCAGCCATCGTGGTGTGTTGGCGCCGGGGCCGGGTCGGTCGGCGGATGTGGGTGCTCCAGGTCGGCCACGCGCGCCTCCAGGTCGGCCACGCGGCAGGCGATCTGCTCCACTGCGTCCTCTACCTGGAGCAGGTGACGCTCGGTCTCCGCGTCACGATCGGAGATCACCTCGGCGAGCAGCGAGAATCGACGGGCTTGCCGCTCGTCGCTGTCGTTTTGCCAGGCGGGCGCGCCGGGGATCGGGGCCCATCCAGCGAGCTCGTCGCGCAGTCGCTCGCGTGCTGTAGGTGGTTCGGGAGGCTCATGCCCGCCTGGATTTGTGGGCTCATCGTCTGCGATCATGGCGTCTCCAGTAGCTGGCCGTCCCGCTCCGCGCGCATGGCGGCCCAGTCGGGCTGGAGCTCGACCAGGCGGAGGCGTGGTGCCGCTGGCTCACTCTCCGGAGGCACAGTGCCGAGCTCGGCCTCACAATTCGCGTCCCATTGCACCGGCGGAACTGGCAGCGCATGAGCGCGGCGCCATCGAGAGACCGCCGCGTCAGTCATCGGCCCCCAGGCTCCGTCCGGATCGACGCTGACCACGAGCTGTACGTGGCGCACGTCATCGCCGACCATTCCGCGCGAGAGAGGCAGGCGAGGCGCTGGCGGCGGCAACGGTGCGAGCTTGTCCGGGCTCCATCCTGTCAACGCGCGGGTCACGGCCGGCAGAAACCGCCGCATGGCCGCGGCGTAGTCGCGGATGTTGGCGGCGTCTCCATCCGGGGTGCCGTGCGGGTGCATGCCCCAGTAGTAGCGTTGGCGGTACATCGCGGCGGCGAGCTGCTCGGGTTGCGAGTGCGCCTCGCGGAGCACCTGGCAGGCGCCGCGGGCGCCATGCGCGCCGCAGACGATACGGAGCCAGTAGTCAGCGCCAAGCCATGGTGCCGTGAACGTCGCGAACCAGACGAAATAGGCGTGCGTCCCATTCGAGTCGGTCGTGCTGTCGCAATGGATGACACCCTGCGGCAGCGGTAGCCCAGCCGCTACGATAGCCGCCTGTGCCTGTGCAGCGACGGTGGCGTGGTCTGCTCCGATGGTAGCGCGGAGCCCAGCATCCGCGATGGCCGCGCGCTCCTCTTGCGTGAGTCTGCGCAGCGTGCAGGCGCCCCAGTTGTTCGAGTTTGGCCAGGAATCTCCGCATCGCGTCTCGAGCAGCGGAGAGAGCAAGCCGAGCGTCACGGTATGGACCGTGGCCCATCGCCCGAAGCGACGCTGCCACGCGAGCGCAAACGCGCGCGCCTTGGCGAGGTACCAGTCCGGGGTCACTTGGCGGCCTGGCGCGCCTTTCGCGCAGCGAGTAGCTGATTCAGCGCTACGTCACTCGCCGTCTCCTCGGCCAGGACTAGGGCGAGGCGCTCTGCGATGGCGGCCTGCACAGCCGGCGGATGGTTGCCGATGTCGCGCACGAGCTCGACGACAGCCGGCAGCGCGTCTTTGGCGATGCTCGCGATGGCTGCTCCTAGCGACATTGGTGCGCCCATGCCTTCTGCTCCTTCGCGCATGCGGCTCGAAGGCCTTGGAGCGCCGGGCAATGCTGCACATCGGGGGCGGCGTCGCACGCGCCCTGTGCAATGAGCACAGCCTGCTGTGCATCACATTGCGCCTGGAGTCGCACGCTCTGGGATCGCGGCGTGCAGGTGGGCTGCTGGTGTGAGCAGGCCAGATGCGACCACGCGATGCCGGCGCACAGCAGCATCAGTGCTGTACCAGACCCACCCATGGGTACCTTCGGGCGGCCTCCGGGTAGCGCGCGACCTGCCGCCGGGAACCTACCGCCGGTGTACGGCACCCACGGTACGGCCTTGAGCAACTCATGGAGCAGAGGCGCCATCGCTCCGGCGAACGCTCCCTTCGCTGCTACGCCAGGGTCTAGCCCCAATGCGAGCGCGGCGGCAACGGCGCCCATGACAGTGGAGGGTATCCCCTGCGCGATCTTGGCGAGCGCGGCGGCGCCGAAGCCATTGAGCGGCAGGTGCACGAACATCACGGACCTGTCGACGAGGGCCGGGATGCGCTCCCATGCGTGCGGAGCGAACGACCGCAGCGCCCATGGGATCACAAAGCACGGGACCCCGACGAGCAAGGCCCACGGCAACAGCGGGTGGATGCCAGCGAGCCACAGATAGGCGGTGTTGAGTAGTTCTCTCATAGTGTCCTCGGTTCAAGCTATCACGCCCCTCTTAGCGTCCGGAATGACGTCCTCGGAGCTGTCGAGGTAGGCGGTGCCAGTCTCCGGATCTGTCGTATGCCATGCCGTCGACAGGGCTTTGGCGCTCGTGACCTGTGCTTCGATCGTCCTTAGCACGACCGGTTTGAAGACAGACCTCTTGGCCCGCCAGAGCGCTTTCAGCTCGTCGGTTACCTCGATCGCAAACTGGTCGGTCTTGGCGCCGGTGTTCGCCGGATGTCTGTAGAAGTGTTGGGCGCGCGTGATCCAGCAGCGTCCGCGCCTGCCGTCTCCTGGGTTCGCATCAACGACCGCACCAACGCCAAGGTGGCTGACCTTGCGCGGAAGGTCGTAGAGCACCGCGAGCACGCGCTGAAGTGCCGGCGCCTGCTTGCGCGTGACGACCAGGAATTTGCGTGCCATCAGAGTATGCCTCCGCCGGCTAGAGCGTCGAGGCTGGCCTCGATACTCGCGCGCGTACCGTCCACCGTCCAGTCGCCGTCGTAGAGCAGGATGCTCTGGATGAGCGAGTCGTAGAAGCTGCCTACGCCACTGGCGTTGGCCAATATCTGTAGACCAGGCCCCAAATTCGCTGGCGATCCAAGTGCCTTCGGCGTTTGCGCAACACCATCGATCCACGCGCTTGCATTCGTCCCGTCGACCAGCACCATAAGAATATGGTGGCCTGCCGACATGGGGGCATCAGATACAACCTTGCCGCCACTATCATAATAAGTGAAGTTGTCGCTAGCGTTAAAATACGGACCGGTCGATGTGACTGTAGATGTGACAATCCTACGAGTTGTTCCGGTGCCTGCAGTAGCATTGAGGACCAGCGCAACACCGAACGGCGGAGTGAGCGCAGCACTCATCGTACCGTCCATGTGGTAGTGGCCGGGGCGACTACCCAGCATCGTTTCCTTGCCGCTGCCCCAGCCGACGAGATCCTGCTCAGGCATGTTTGAAAATGTGCTCTGGTCGATGGTCTGGATCAATCCCTTGATCGGATCGGCTGCCACGTAATAGGGATTCACAAGCTGGCTGATTTTCGCCGGCGGCCCAGCGTCGGTGCTCTCGCTCGCCAATCCCGGCATGAACAGGGCCGCGACATGCGGGAGGTTCAGCCGCGCCAACGCGGCAGCGCTAGCGCGTCGGGACCCAGGAATACCTGTCCAGATGCCGGGCATCAGATCACCAGCTAACGATGACGTTCGTGGCGGTAGACCCCGTTGCCACGATTGCAGCGGCAGCAATTGGCAGCACCGCACCCGCTTGCAAGCCGGAGAACGTCTTGTTGGTTCCGTCGGCGCGCGTCACTTCGAGGTCGCCGCTGCCCAGTACGGTAATCTCGCGGCACAGCCGGCCCTTCTGCATGGCGACCGACACCATCGGATCATTCGCCACGATGTCGTAGTCCGCTGTACTGGCGTCGGCGATGACGTCCCAATGCGGCGAGGAATAGAGTGCGGTGGAGGCGGGCGTCGTCATGGTGGTATCTCCTAGATGCGGCCGGCCTGCAGTCGGCTAGTGGCTGTCATAGCATGCTGTCCGATCTGTTTGATCGGGATGGGTTTGCCGGCGCTCAGCGGTGGAGTCGTGGCACCGGGTTCGGGGCGCTGATAGGCCTGTTGCGCCATGGCGATTGCGGCGGGCTCGAGGCTCGGATCGGTGGGCAATTGCAGCAATAGCCCGAGCTGTACGCGCTTGACGTAAGGCATCGGGTGCTTGAGCTTGCCGATCTGACGCGCGACCTGCCCCCTGAACTGGTCATAGATCGCCGGGTAGGTCTGTCGCACAGCGTCGACCTGATCCTTGGTCAATGTGCCAGCATGCAGCGCATGCGAGAGCTCCACGATAGGGTGATCGATGGCAGCGACCTTGCGCGCCCAACGCGCCAACGCTACCGGGTCTGGGTGCGGCTTGGCGCGTCCCGTCAGCAGAGCGGTCGGATCGTGCGTCGGCTGCGCTGGTGCAGCGTCGAGCAGGTATTGCGTGGCGCGCGCAAGCGTCCCATTTGCGGCAGCGCTAGATCGCGGCACCGCGGCGTTATGCAGCGCGCCTTGCTGCGCCAGCGTGCGGGCCTTCGAGATTTTGGCGAGCATCGCGTAATATGCCTGCTGGCGGGTCTCGTTCTGCTTGCGCTGCAGGGCGATATCAGTCTCCGATCGTACCGCGCTGCGAGCGAGCTCGGCATTCGCGGCCTTGCGGGCTGCGGTGATCGAACGACGCGCCACGCCGGCCGGCTTGAAGAACTCGCGGACCGCGCTCGAAATCTGCATGTCGCTGCGCGCAGCACGATCTGCCAGCACTGCCAGCACCGAGGCTCCGCGCTCGCGCACGACCTTGTGCGCGATAGCTGCTCCGACGCCGATCGCGAGTCCCACCGGTCCTGCATGCACAGCTCCTGCAACTCCTCCATGCAGCGCTGCACCGATTATCCCGGTCTGAGCCGCCACTGCTCCTGTGCCGTAGTCGCTAGGCGACAGATACCTATTGCCGAGGTCCTGTAGGCTAGCCTTCCCGCTAACCTGCGATGCCGTCTTGAATGAGCCATATTGATGCTTGAGCTCGAGGTATCGGTCTAACGTATGCGTCGGGTCACCCATCGCCGCCGTTGTCGACTCGGTAGTCTGCTCTATCTGATGCTCGACGATAGCGCGCGTCTTCTCCAGTTCTGCGAGCTTGGCGCTCGGTTGTGACGGCAACCCCGGGTTGACTTGTTTGGGGTGGATGATCGCATCCAGATCGACACGCATCTGGGTCAGCCGATCCAGGTCGAACGACTCCGGCGTCATGTGGCCCGAGCCGTCCGCTATTGCCTTGTCGATCTTCGCTGCGGGGACCAACGAGCCATCGTCATATCTGAGCTTCGGTCTGAGGTCTTCGACGTTACGGGCCACCTTTGTCGCGAGTTTCCGCACGTCAGCAACATCGCTACTGCGCAACGGTTCCAGCACCTCGGAGTCGATCTGCTTGTAGAGCGCCTCGCTATCCGGGTGAAACTCCGGATGTGCCGCGTTGAATTTGCCGACCTCCTCGCGGAATGCGCCTAGCTTTTCTCCGACCTCGGATCGCGCGCGCTCGACACGATCGACGATATCGCTGGCTTTGTCTCGAGCGCGGAACAGCTTGGTTCCGTCGTCCAGCGTGTAGTCGAGTACATCGCGGGCCATTGTCTGCAGCTTGGCCTCGGCGCTGCCGGCATTGTGCCCGAGCTTGCGAAGGTCGGTGCCGCGAAATCCGATCGCCTTGGCGGTGCGGCCAGCGGCGAACTTCTGTAGGGTCGCCTTGAGTCCGTCTGCACCCGAGAGGAGTTGCACTCCGCGGTCAACGGCTGCCGACGATGCTCCCCCGAGTGCGCCGAGGGTGCCTCCGGCCAATGCCCCAGTGATGGCTCCCTGCTTCATGCCGACGAGGAGCTTCTCGCCGAGGCCTTGGTAGTCATCGTCTGGCGCGAGCGCTGCCTCGCTCAGTGCCTGCCCGGCTCCGTAGACTGCGCCCTCCGTCGTCTGGCCCGCGGCAAGCTCCAGACCACGCTTTGCCGCCCGCCCGGCAATGCTCTCCCCCGTCAGCCCGACTCGCTCGAGTCCGGACCCCACTAGGCCCTCGACGCCGCGGCCCAGAGCACTGGTAGCTCGGACAGGTGCGCCGATAGTGCGAGCGACCGTCTCGCCGCCCCTCAGCCCACGAGACAATGCGCTCGCGCCCCTGGCGGCCTCTCCGAGCTCTCCGGCGCCCTTGGCCACGTTGGCGGCGCCAGCCTCGTCGCCGATGAGCATCGGTGCGACCGTCCCGATGACCTCGCCCGCACCAGCCGCATACGGGTTGATATCGCGGCGTAGCGCAGCCTCCCGCGCATACTGTTTGCCGAGCGCTTGTCCGAGCAGCACGTCCGACAGCCCAATGGAGGCGCCTCGTGCTGCTCCCTCGACTCCTGCTAACGCTGTCTGCCCTATTCCGCCGAACTGGGCCTCGTTCGCCTCGTGCTGCAACTCCTGGGCAGTGCGGACGCGACCTCCACTGGATGCCAGCGCTGGCAGGTCGCTAGCCGCGATCGTGCCCTTCTGGTCGCCGATACTGACAGCGATCCTGTCTGCCGCCCGAGGACGTAGACCAGTGCGCATCGCTTCCGCAAGATGCTCGGGCGCAACGTCGCTGACGGCCTCGCCCTTGGAATTGAAAACCCAGACCACGCTATTCTTTCTTGTCCTCTACGAAGCTAGCCGACAGCTGCACCTGCGCGGCGTGTTTGTTCAAATCGGTCATGTTCCACGGCTTCAGTTTCAGCGTTGATCGATGGCCATTGATCACACCAAGGATGCGCTGATTTGTCGCCTCTGCGGAACTGTCAATCGTGCTCCCGAGTGTCGCGTTGCCGAATCCAGCATCCGGATAGTGCTCAGCCGCGGCCTTCTGCGATTCCTGATCCGATGAGCCAATCACTGTGCGCGCATAGAGCGCCGCTGCCTCTTCCTTGAGGCGCTTTGCCTTTATTGCCTTGGACCTGTCCCAATAATGATCATTGGCATCATGCTCGGCCCGCTTCCACTCCTCGTTGAGGTTGTACAACGCTGCGCCGCTCGCCATGTCCTTGTTGGCGTCTCGGATCTGTGCGCCAACGCCAGATCGCGAAGACACTGGCTTGGAAATGCCCAGTTCCTTTTCCAGGGGCGATAGTACTCCGCCGGCAGCGCCAGCGGCCCCGCCTAGCGCATGGTTGGGCACATAGCGGTCTGCATACTGCTGCGCTTGATCATTGTTCAGTCCCATACGCTTGGCACCGTGGAACACTCGCAGCCACGGATCCGAGAGTCCGCCTCCACTGGCAACGGTACGCTTGCGATCGAACCGCTCCTGTGTCGTCGAGCTTGTCGTCGTCTCGTCTTGCATCGCAGCACCGAGCTTGAGCTGCGCCTCTGCGCGCTGTTCCTCGAGCTGCTGCTGGAGCACTTGCGCTTTGGCGGCGACCACCGGGTTGTTGGCGCGGTCGACCTGCCTCGTGAGCTCTTGCTGCACATTCTTGATGGCTGCCTGCGTAGCCCATGCGTCTTGAGCGTCCGCGCGATCTGATATGCCGCGTGCGATCCCTAACATCGAGTTCTGGGCTTCCAGATCCTTGCCCTTCTTTGCGAGATTGGCGCGTTGTGCTGCGATGTCGCGTTGGATCTCGGCGTTGATCTGGTCCATCGCCGGATTCTTCCCAGGCTGCCCGGCGGCCGTCATGCCGAGTCCCGAGAGAGCCACGCCGAGGAGCGCGGCGATCTTCCCCCCAGTGGACTTGTTTGCCCAATAGTGGTCTGGATCGATCTCCGATGCGTGCTGGTAGTCCGTGAGCGCCTGCTGGCTCTTGGCGAGCTGCGCGTCGAGTCGGGAGCTCCGCTCCTGCTTCGCGCGCTCCAGGTCGTATCTGTAGTCCGCCTGCTTGGCTTCCGCCTCTGCTTGCGCTTGCTGCTCGCCTTTGCGAGCTGTCGTCTGTGCCTGCGTCAGCCCCGATCGCGCCGCGTCGAGCTGGTCACGAGCATTGTCCAGGTTCTCTAGATCCTCGGGCTGCACCTGCAGCCCAGGCTTGGTGACGTCCGTCGTCGCACGCGCCGCAGGCTGGAACGTGTTGGTGCCCACTGTCCCGTAGCGCGCTGGCGCAAACGAAATAGGCGGTGGTCCTGCGTGCGCTGCACCTGGACCCTGACTACCGCCGGCCCCCAAGAGCAGCGAAGGATCGATGTTAGGCGGTCGTCCATCGGCGCCGGCAGCCGCGGGTTGGCGGCTCCCTGGTTGGACCGTGAACTTGTTCGGCACGCCAGGCGCACCAGGCGCACCATCCGAATGGACGGGAGCATGAGTCAGCGATGCCCCTTCCTGCTCCGCGAATCGTCGAGCGGCAGCGGCCGTGTCTTGCTGATTCATGGCAGCGACTAGCCCAAGGCTTGGCTCTCCGCCGCCAGGGCCCGCCACTGCTCCGCTGTCCACGTCGGTGGGGGGGGCCGGACCTGCATTGGGGTTTGTGAGCTCAGCCAAAGCCGCACGTTTGGCCTCGGGGTCCATCGTGGAGATCGCGATCTGCGCAGCCTGCCGCTGCATGTCTGGATCAAATGCCATCAGCGCCCCTGCTTGTTCTCCAGCGCCTCGATCCGCTTGTTCAGCGCTGCATTCGAGGCCAACGCGAACGATAGCGCCCGCTCCTGGTCCAGGCCCTTGCCGTGCGGTGTGTCGACGACCACCTGGCGTCCCTCGGGGGATTGCTCGAGGTCCTGCGCCATGACGCCGGTGCGCGGGCTGCGGTAGTCCGCAAACGCCTCGACCTGGCCCTCCGGCGGGAATCGCTCTGCCATCCGGGCCGCGTCCGGCTCCCGATAGCGGTAGGTATACGCATCTAGCGGATCCAGAGCTCTCCGGCTCTCATCCGGGCTCATGGTGTCGAAGCGTGCAGTGTGCGCAGGCTCATTGGGCAGAGCAGCTTCGGATCGCAGTCCAGCAATTGTGCGCTGGCTGGCTGCGTCGAGCTTGTCCTTGAGCTCACGATCCGATGACTGGATGTCCTCCTTGCTGCGGATGTCGCTCATGGTAAGCATGGTTCCGCCTGCCGCCATGAGCCCGCCGTAGAAGTTCTGCGTACCGGCGCTGTTAGCTGCGCTCTGCTGGTAGCGGAGTCTGTCTGTCTGGAGTTGTGCGTTCATCAACGCCTGGTTCTCTTGGTCCGTCATCTGCCGGCCCTGGATATCTCCCGCACGCTGGGACTGGAGATTCTGTGCTAGCAGCGCCTGTGCCTTCTGCGCTTCTGCGCGCGCGCCAACGCGGCAGCGGAGCCTGCTGCCTGTGCCGATTGGGCTCCGGCAAACATGGCGTTGCGCTGCGCCAACCCTGCTGTGGATCCCGATGCGCCGGCTGCCATGCTCTTGGCGTTCATCATGGCCTGCTGCTGCGCGCGTCGGAGCTCCTCGTCGGCAACGCTAGGACCCTGCCCACGTGATGCCGCGCGCAGAGCATCCGATAGCGACTGCTGCTGTGCTCTGGAATTGCCAGCGGTGGCGATGTCAGAGCTTGGCTTTGCCAATGTCGGCGATTGGATGTTGTAGTGATTCTGCCCGGTCAGACTATCCCAAAATGACATGGCCCTGTCCTTACGCGGTATGGGGAATGGCTTGGAGTATACCCTTCACGCCGACCTCGAACGACAAGGCCGTCAAAGATCGCAGCGATAGGTTGGCCGGAGACGCTGGCGCCTGTTCCGTGAAGACGAATTTCCATGCATCTGATTGCTGGTGCGCCACATGACGGCGGATCTGGTAGGGGTCCAGGGTGACCAGCGTAGACTCGGGCAGCGAGACCTGCTCATTCTTGGTCAGTGTGTAGTCGCGGTAGATGTCCACGAGCAGTCCATGTGGGCCGCCTAGGTCGCCCAACAATTCCCAGCGCCGCAAGCGCTTGAAGCCCTGGACCCCGGCGAAGTTGATCCAAGCGGTCTCGACCGTCAGGCCGTACCAGTTGCCGTTGTCCAGATACTGGTTGTCTAACTGGGAGAAGATCCGCTCTCCGCCCTCGGTGCAGAGCAGGTAGACGCCATCGAGTGTCACTGTCGATTTGACGTTCGTTGGCGAGTACATGGCCAACGTCCATGTGCTCCACTGCATCGTTGCGTAGTCGTAGACCAGGACCTGATCGCCATCGACGGTGCGCAGCACCCACCGGAGCTGGCTGCTGTCCTGCACCACATCCGCAGAGATGACCTGAGTCGCTGCGTTGACCGTATCCTCGACAGGCTGACCGAAGAATGTTGTCTGCCGTGATCTGTCCACGAGGTACAGGCCGCGTCTCGACAGATAGACGACGCCAGCGGAGAACTGCAAGATCGAGTTTGCGTCGATGCACCCGCTGTCCGTAGCGATCGGCGCATACTCGAATGTGCCTGAGCCTCCGGCGTTATCTGGCCCCTCTCCGTAGACACCGATGATGCTATCGGCCGTGAAGACCAGCAGCATGTCGTCGAGCGACGCAAGCCCGGTAATCGTCTTGCCAACGTCGATGAAAAGTGCCGGGTTCCAGGCGATGGCCTGACCAGGCACTAATTTTTTCGTGTAGCTCACGACAGTACGGTTCTCACCGCCCGCTGCAAACAACCTGTCGCCATGAGCTACCAGGAACTGGGCACCGCCATAGAGGTGGTGGTTTTCGATCTCTCCGGTGTCGACCTGCGTGTAGAGCGTCTCTTGGCCGTCTAGCTGGGAGTCCCCATACACATCCGTCACCGCCAAGAAGTCTGTCGCGTTTGGGTCGTTCAGAACCTGCGACGCCGCGAACGGCAGCCGATAGAACACGGAGCCGTTCTTCTTCGTGCGATACACGGCGATCTGCATCGTCGTTGCATCAATGTTATCTGACTGTCGCGTCGTGTTGTTGTGCGCGAGTTTGAGCGAGACCTGGCAACCGCTGTCGCCATAGCTAATGAGGTCGATCGTGAACGGGTCGGACAATAGCGACCGGTATCGTGCTCCTTGCGTGTCGACGTACTCGTAACAGGCAACGTAACTGTAGGTCCCACCGCCGATGCTGTCAGCGAGCGCATGGCTGCCGGTAAATGCGGTGGCTATCATGTCCGGCGCACCAGCCATGCCGTCCATGAAGAAGTCTTTCGTAATGCTTGTTTCGCCAGCGGCGCCCGTCTTGGTGTTGGTTAGCGTCACCGTATAGTTGGCGCCTGCGCCTGTGCCCGCAGTTGCCTTGATGTTCAGCACGCCAGCATCGTGAGCTGCGTTGACGGCATCAATGATGAAGTCGCGCATCTCCACGTCTGTAGACGCCGGGTCAAAGGCCAAATAGTTGACTGTGCTGACGCCATCCCGATATCCAATGACGCGATAGACGTCCGGATCCAGCGGCGCACCGATTGCCACATCTGCCATCCCGCTGTCATAACCGGTATAATTGGGGTCGATTGTCGTCCACCCCAACATGTTATTGAGGCTGTTCCCATTGTCTGCCCATACCTTGAGCTGTCCCCATTGCGACGTTAGTTTTAGTCGATAGGTATTGTCGATCAGCACCGAGGATGCAGTGACTCGTATCTGATGCGCCTGGCTATACGCATTCAGCTCGCTTACGAAGGTCGCCATTGGCAACGCCGACGTATGCGTAGTCACATTGATGGCGCGAGTAAACTGCGCGTCGCGGCGTTGTTGGAATGCAAGACCCGCAGAGTAGGTAGCAGTGTCCCACGCTGCGCCACTGTTGGCTACCTTCGGGCTAGTGATCGACACGGGCTCGAAGAGGCCCGCGCTATTGACCGCATAAGCGTTTCCGGCGCCCATGATCAGGTTACCTAATGCAGCCGGGTCGAAGACGAACGTCACTGGCGGGTTCACGCCATCGTCGAGGACGAAATTGTCCCCGTAGTAGAAGTCTCCTCCAGTTGCCCCCTGGAAGGATAGCGACCCCACTGGATACGTGGGTTGATCCATGATGGCGTGGATATAGGGCGCTTGCATCGCCCCGTGTTCGATCATGCCCTCGCCGTTGCCGACGAGGAGTGCCGAGCTCGCCAGATAGAGGCTATCTCCCAGCTCGGCCGTGTGCCAGACGTGCGGGTCGTCGAACGTGAGAGACAGCCTGTCCAGACTCCAGGCAGATTTGAAGATGCCTTCGTCGTTGACGGTTTTGACCTGCAGCGCTGTGTGGAACCCGGTCGTTCCGTCGTCGCTGACATGCGCTAGCTGGAGATGCGACCACGTATACCATGTCGGATCGCGATACGGGGCCGCCAGGTATGCAGCGGTGCAGTCCGCGATGGCGTTGGTCACCGAGTAGAGCACGTAAGCCGATGTGTGGACATCCACACACCACTGGTAGACCACGCCGCGGTATACGAATGGATGAGACACCGCACCGAGGCGAAACGCATTGTGTGGGAGCGTGGTCGACCCGGTGAGGTCTACCTTCGCCCACTGCGTGTGCGCGCGAGGTCGCTGGGTCGCCTGCTGGTCCGTCGATGAATAGTGGACGCTCCAATCACCGTCCATGTAGTTGTCGTCGGCGGTATCCTCCCAACCCACAGGCGGCGCTCCGGGTATCCACGCCGGTGGAGGTAGGTTGTCATGGTAGAAATCGGTCCACGAGACGGTGACCATCGGAACGCCGGTTGCCGGGTCCGTGTAGGGACCCATGCCAATTGGACACCCGTAGTTGTTGCTCGCCCAATCTGTCCAGATATTGCTAGCTATCACCGTCCACGCTTTGTAAAGCGTGTGGGTACCTGACCCGTATGCCGCGTACTTGAGGTCATGCCCGATCTTGGAGACGTAGGTTAGATATATATCTAAACTTTGTGGCTCCTCGTAACACCCGACCTGGACTGCGCCCTCACCCGTAGAGGCAAGCGACGTGCTGCTGCCGTCATCCAGGATGTCACGCGAGATCCCGTAGTACGTCTCCGCCTGGATATAGTGCAGACACCAGCTGTCTGTAGCTGGCGCCTTCGCCGCCATGGGGCAAAGCGCGTGCATGTCGGAGTAATAGTCGCTGCGATCCGTCACGAGTGTCAGGACCGAGCCCACCGTCACCACACCGCCCGACACCGCAATGATGAGCGCATTGATGTTGCTACTGTTCGCCCACGCGACCATGACATGACTGCCCGATACCGCCACGAGCGGGGAGATCCCTATCTGGTCTGTCGTGTAGACGACAGTGCGCGACTTGGCGTCCTGGATCTTGACGTAGACCTTCCCAAGGCTCTTGTACTCGAATGCGTAGACATTGTATCCTTGGCAGAAGCCCATATCTCCGCGCTGCGTCTCGACGTACTCACGAGCGATCGGCGCGCGCTCCAAGATCGATGACGGTACCACGCTCCCAGCGCTGCCGTATTTGTTGTCCTGTGGGTTGACCGCACCGAACCATCGGACATCACTGTATGCGGGCGCAGTGCTCACGATAGCGTCGAGTTGGCCATCGTGACCAATGAGCTTCAGCGGCGTGACCCCGATGTCGCCGTAGAAATCGACGAATCCCGTCCGCTTGTCGATGGTGGCCGTCTTGGAAAACTGTCCATTCACGACGCGCGCAAGACCCGAGCGGTCCAGCATCTTGCCGTCCGTGCTCTCCACGATGCCGGTCAAGAACGGGTAGTCGACAATCTGTTTCTGCAGAGGCATCAGTACACCAGGATATCGACTGTGCAATCCGTTGCCGACTTGAGGGTGATCTCCTTCTTGCGGTGCCCGGGCCACGTCGTCACCTCGACGAGCTGGGATGGGTTGTCGCCGTAGTCGCGAGTGACGCGCCAGCCCCTGAAGTCTCTGCCCAGCGCATGTGCCACGGTCTGCTCCACGTCCGCCTTGAACGTCACGGTATGCGTCTCGCCCGCACTGTCGGGAAGCGCGTCCAGGGTAGACTTCACTGCCGTGGTGCTAGTCGTGGCAGCCGCAACCGCCGCATCTGTAGCGGCCTTGTCCGCGGCTGCCTTGGCGTTGACGGCTTGGATCGCTGACCGCGCCGACCGCTGCACAGAGTCCAGGTGATAGTCCGTTCCGGCAATCTGCCTGAACCGCGGCGCCGGAACCTTCACCGCTGCCACAGCTACCAGTCCCCGTTCCAGTCGTAATCGGCGCCGTCACGGCGGTAGCCGTTGCGGAGCAGGGTATACGTTTGCCCGATGTCTTTGGGGGGCGCCAGGTTGCCGATGCGCTCACGCTGCCGGCCGAGCTCGCGCTCGAGGGTACGGGTGTCGTCCTGTTGCTTGGCCAGACACTTGATGGCCGCCGCGACCACCACGAACGTGTCGAAACCCAGGCCGAACACGTCGGAGTCCGCAGCCAGCACGGGCGCCGCCAGTATGTAGCGGATCTGGACGGTCTGGTCCACGGTCGGCACCGGGAAAAACTCCAGCGCTGCCGTCCCGATCTTGGTCGCCCCGGCATACGGATAGATTAGGTTGTATCGGATATCTGTTTCACGATCCCAGCTCTTGGGAGTCGCGTCGATCCGATTCGTGGACACATCGAACTGATGGCAGACGATGTTATCGTTGCCAAAGATCGCTCCAACGCGCACCAGGCGCCCGAGTCCGGCCGCGACATCGCGATCGATCCCGCCTGTCGTGACCGTGATCGGGAACTCTGCGATGCCGGGGTCGGTGCCGAACCCACCCGGTGCCGGCACGGTCAGCTCGATCGTGATCTGATTGTACCCGCTGCCGTAGGCCGCAGAGAGCAGGTCGTGCAGCTCCGCTATGGCGTCGTTGATGTAGTCGTTCAGCTCCGCGTCGGAGACAAACACCGAGTCCGTCATGTCCGCACGCTCGCGTGCCAGCGTGCGTAGCTCGATGAGCGTGCGGGTCATATCGGGTTACTCGTCGCTGGTGTCGCCCTCGGTCTCGGGCTCGGACTCTCCGGCGCAGAGCTCGACGTAGGTCGACAGGGCGCGGCTGAGCGCGTCGGAGTCGTCGGCCTTGACGGCATCGAGGATAGATTGCGCCTGACCCTTCTTCGCCTTGTCGGCCTTCGCGTCGGTGTCCATGCCGTCGCCATACTCCGACGCGCCTTTGCCCTTGCCCATGCCGATGATGATCGCAGGCATGCTCAGCCTTCGTTCTTCACGATGATCGCGAAATGGAGGTTGATGCCGTCGAGGTCGGCTTCGGTGCCGTCCGCGCTCTGCGTGATGAACCGCACGTAGGGACTGCTCACGTCCTGCGACAGCACGTAGACCGCATCTGTGCTGTTCGTGGCGGCGACCTCGAGGCCGCAGAGAACCACTGCCGTCTGTGCGGGATACGTGTCGTCAGGAGTGACCTGGATCTGTCCGCTGGTGTCGCTCGTCGCTGTGAAGCCCACTCCGGCAAGAACCGTGGGGTCCGCGCCGGAATTGAGCTGCAGGACTCCGGAGATGACCTCCGTGTGCGAGCCCGCGAACAGGCCCTTGTAGCGCTTCGCGTTGGCCACTAGAAGACCACCACGCCGTTCTTGACCGGCGCTCGGCACGCCAGGTTCCAGTACGCGCTGACGCGCACCTCGAACGAGTCCGCGGTGTCGCGGCGCTTCAGCATCATGCCGTCATCCTGGATGATCTCGACGAGCGCCGACTGGCTCGTGAAGATTTCCCAAGTGTCCAGCGTCAGCGCGTAGCCGCGTCCCTGGGGACACTTGTTGTCCGTCATTACCCGCGTCATGCCGGTCGGACAGGCGAACTGCACGGCCTTGAATCCCACGCTTGGGGTGTCCGCCGGGCTCACGTCCACGTACTGGACCTTGTTGTCCATGACCGTGACCAGATCGTTGAAGTCGGACGGATTCAGCACGAAATAGTCCGGCGCCGCGCCCTCGATCGCCATCAGGGTCAGCAACTCACGCATGGCCTGGTCGATGGGCTCGCCCGATGCGGTGTAGCGCACGCCGCCCAGTCGGGTTGGATCCACCGATCGGTCGAAGCCGCCGAGCGTTCCCACCGCTGCGGTGGTGGTCGGCAGCCAGTCGTCGAGCCCCGTCGCCGTCCCACCGATGTCGCCGGCGCGGAACAGGTAGTCGTTGGCGCTGTAGCCGGTCCAGGCTGCCGCCGTCAACGTTCCCGCTGTGCGATCGATGGCTGTGATTGCGACGGCGGTGTGCGGAGATGTGCCGGCCTTGGCGGCGCTGCCCACTACCGACATGCCCACGCTGAAATTCACCACGTCTCTGGGGTTCTTGAGCGTGAGCACAGCCGATGCGATCGAGCCGACCTGCCCGCGGTTGCCGCCGGAATCCCGGAACAACTGCGTCGCGGCGTCGTTCGAGCATGCGTTGATCTTCGCGTCGATCTCGAACGTCTTGGCGTCGAAGAATGCGTTCGCCCCGCCCCCCTTCGTGTCGAGCAGTGCGCCGCGCGTGAACTCGACGATCTGGTAGTTGTTGACCTTGCCCAGCAGGAAGTCCGCAAACTTGGAGCCGTCATTCGCGGTCTGCGCGTTGGCAAACGTCGCCGAGCCGACGCCCTCCTCGTAGGCTACGTCGTATTGGACTTTCTTTCCGCCGACGCCGCTGCGCTTCTTGATCAGCGCGAGGGTCGGTCGGTTCTTGTACACGAGATTGGCAATCGCGCCGGGCGCGTACTGGATCTTGAGTGCGGCATCGAGCTTGCTGATATCGACAGACATGGTGCGAACTCCCTAGGAGTTCAGGACCTTCAGCGCTTCGGCGCGGAGCTCCTCACGGGTCAATGGTGGACCGGAGTCGCTGATTCGTGTTGCCGCATCGGAGTTCGTCAGGGTCCTGACGGGTGTCTGCGATTGTGGCTGATTCGCGTTGGGAGCCGCGGGCGCTGGTTGTGGCGCTGCCTGCTGCGCGCCGGCCTTGGGGGCCGTGGTTCTCTTTGCCTCGGGGGCGCGCTCGAACCGGGCGCGGACTGCTGGGAGTCTCTCTGCGGCCCAGCCTGCCATCGATCGGAACACCATGTCAAGCGGCAGCTCCTCGCCGGTCTGCTCGTAGTGCTGGAGCAGGTGCTGCCACGCCGATTGGGCGATGAACTCCGCCTCGCTCGCGCTCTCGCCGGTCGCGTCAATCACTATCCCGGCATACTCGGCGAGCTCGGGATACTGCTCCGCCGTTGCCTCGAACTGCTGGGAAATGGTCTTCTGCGCCTCCTGTGCGGAGCGCTGTGCGGAGCGAATCCGCTCGTTTTCCTGCTGCTTCTTCTCGGTTTCATCGCGCTCCGCCAGGCGCTTTTCGAGCTCGAGCACCTTGGCTTCGAGCGGATTCTGCTCGCCGCTGAGCATGCGCTCTGCCAGCGTCCGCATGTCCACGCCGGTCCGCTCGAGATAGGCGTAAGGATCTTGCTTGAGTAGTGCGTCCAGCTCCTCATGCTGCTGCACGACGCCCTCGCGGCGAGTCAGTTCGGCCTCGCGCGCCTCCGCTTCCCGCTGCCGCTTCGCCAGCGCTCGCTTCTGCTTGGTGACGATCTTCCGATCCCGAAACACCTCGCGCGCCAGGTCGTCGGCCGTTTTCTCCTGCTCTGGGGGCTCTGCCGCCTCCGCCTCCGCCGGTGGCTCTGGCTCTGTCGGCGGCGGCGTATCGTCGCCTAGTGCGGCCAGCGCCGCATCCCGCACCTGCTCCGGGGTTTGCTCTTCCGCTGCCGCGGGCTGCCCCTCCGCCTGGGTCGTCTGCTCCTCCGCCATCCTGTCCTCCTAGCTCAATGGCACCACGGACCCAGGCGCTACGCCCGCTGGGTGCGCTCCTGCAGGCCCCAGCGGCATCGTAGCGTCAGGCGCAATTGCACCAGCCGGCCCCTGCAGTGGGGGGGGAGGCTCGCCCGCGGGGGCCGGCGGTGCAGCCGGCATCCTACTCTGCTGTAGCAGGCCTTGGCAAAGATCAGCGAACTGGCCGATCTGGTCGAGCACTTCCTCTGGCGCCCCCCCGAGCTCGGCACGCTGGTAGGCGAGATTGGCTCGATCGTAGGCCAGTTGGAGGTCCATCCGGGGATGCGGGGCTAGCAGCTCGCCGTCCCGTACGATACGCTCGATCCTCTGGTCGATGAGCTCCTGCGGCGCCAACTGCTCATCCAGGTAGCGGTCGATGTCGGGCCGGTATAGCAGCTTTAGGCCGAGCTTTGGGTCCGTGATCAGCCCGGCCTGAGCGAGCTCCTGCACATCCTGCTTGCGGCCCGCCGTGGTGTTGGGCAGGTCGCTCACGGCGTCGACTTCGATCGCGTAGTCGTCGTCGGACATGATCGCATCGGCGAAGTTCATCTTCTGCGTCGCCCCTGCGCCGCGGTAGGTCGCAATGAGTTCATGCTCCCGCTCGAGCACTCCGCGGGCCGTATCGATCACGAGCTGAGCCAGGTCGAGAAACAGATTCTCCCAGTTCCGCCCGAGCGCCATGAATCGGACGGACTGGATGTCGTTGAACGTCTCGAGCGCGATGCCGCTATTGAGCCCGGCCGGCTTCTGGCCCTGAGCGGATAGCTCGCTCTCGCCAGTCACGTTGTGCGCGTACTGGATCATCTGCCGCAGCCAGTGCTCGATGAATGGATCAACGTTGGAATTGACCAGGAACTCCGGCGGCTTGCCGGTGTACTCGATGGCCGCGACGTCCATGTTCGGCGACAACTGGGACTTGTAGACGTTGCTGCCCCGCTCGAGTAGCACCTTGAGGTTGGCGCCGGCCTTCAGGTTCGCCTCGATGACGCGCAACAGGTAATTGATGTGCTGCTGCGCACCGAGCAGTTGATCGGCCAGCCCCGTGCCCCAATATCCGAGCGCAGGCTCCTCAAACTGCATGATCGCAAACGGGAACCTCGGGCGCGTCCATTGCTCGTCTAGCAGCGTAGCCGTCTCGATCGTGATTAGATGCCGCCCATCGTCGGCATCGTCCGCGCTGGGCAGATGCCATGCCTCGGAGACGCGGATCATGTCGCTGGTGACGCCCGAGCCGAACACAGACAGGTTGGTCGCTCGTGGCGCATCTGTGATGGCCTTCGCCTTTGCCGGATAGCGCTTCCGCAGGAGTTGGCGATCGTAATGCTTGATCTGGAAGATGCTTCTTGGATCGCCGTATTGCGCTTCAATCGGATCGATCCAGAGCTCCGTCGGTCGGACGGCCTCGAAGATGATCCGCGTCGACTGGGCGTAGACCTTGACGGCACCAGTACCACAGATGGCAGCATGCCGAAACGCGCGCGCTGCATGCCGGTAGACATGCCCGTCGGAGAATACCGCGCGGACGCAGCGCTCCAGCATCTTGGCCTGGTTCTGCAGCGTCCAGTCGGCGCCGTCGGTCAAGAAACTGGCAGTCGGCTGGTTCTTCGTGATCCTACTGACCATCGACTCGATCATGTTGCGTACGATGTTGAGTCGGAGTCTGCCCGTCGTGGTCAGGTCCTGATACGTCTGCGCCAGGCTCGGGACGCCTCCCGATGCCACGACGTACTGTGACGGCGACCCGTAGAGCCGGTAGTTCTGCGCCAGCTTTGTGGCGCGCTGCTGCTGCTCGTCGACCAGTCGCTGGACCAGCGTGGCGATGCGCTGATGCGGTGCCGTCCGCTCCTCGTACCAGGCTCGCTCTAGTGTCATATCAGCTCACCGAGTGGAACGTCAGCGCATCGGCCTCCGCCGCCAGGCGTCGCCTGCGCTCGTCGGCGGTCTCCACAGCGACGGGCTCTCGGCCGACAGAAGCGACGGCGGGCGCTAGCTGGACCGCCACGGCCCCGACACTGATGGCCGTCGTGCGCTGCAGCAGGCCACGAGTGTCCAGCTCATCGAGGACCTGGCGCAGTGTGGGCTCGGACACGGGCTGTAGGATGCACCCACCGGGTGGGGTGGGTCAAGTTTGACCCGGGCGACTGGGCGGCGGGCCGGCTAGCGATACTGGACCGCCTTGTGGCGCTTGGCGCGTGGCGGGGGCTCCGGTTCCGGGGCCGCCGACGCCAGAGGCTCCGGCTCGACCTCGAGAAATCGGATTCTCTCAAATGGGATCGCCACGCGCCGGCCGGTCCTCGGGACCGTCGCCATCAGCACCCGCCGGTCCCAGTCGGCGACCAAATCGCGGAATCCTCCCTGCCCAGTACTCGATGCGTGCTGGACGTGGTCCACGAATTGGGCACTCGATACGCTGGTCATGTTGCGGCTCAATAGTCCTCCCATTCTGCGGCTTGACGCCGCGCTGCATCCCGGTCCAGGCGGTCCAGGCGGATCTCCTCGACGCTCATCTGATCCTCAGCCGGCTTGGCGGTCGACGCCCAATGATATGCCTCGCGGTAGCCGTAGAGCAATGCGTCAGTGCAATGGTTTGGGAAACCTGGATGCTCGGCCAAATGTTGCTCGTCCTTCCAGGGCAGCTCCGCAAGCTCGCGGCGTAGTGGCTCCAGTGCTGGCCCATCGAGCACCCAGAGCCGATGATGCTGGAGATCGCCATTCAGCAGCCGGATATTGCCTAGTTTGTCGCGCTTTTCCGCCGCGTGGATCGCATGGCCATAGCGCTGCGTCGACTCGGTGGCGTATCCCTTGCCCAGCCCACCCACGTCCGCGACGATCGACTCCGGCGAATAGCGCAGCGACCAGTCGTCGACCAGAGTTGCCACATCCGATGGCGTGAGTCCCGACTCCTCGTGACAGTCGACCGCGTAGATCCCCGGCTGGTAGCGCGAGTAGGCCAGCATCACCAGGGCCGTAGCGTCGTGGTATCCATAGTCGATCCCGAGCACATGCCGCCATCCGTCTGAGCGGCTGAGCTCGGGCAGACCCGCACACACATTGAGGCGCGGATCGAATCCGTAGACCAGCGCCGAGGCGTCGCGGACCCACTCCCCGTCGCGGAGGCGCCGCCGGGTGATCACGTCCAGCAGGTCTAGCGTCGTCGAGTAGCCCTGGACATCCAGCGTAGGATTGTCGGCGAGTGATGCATGGAGGTAGCAGCGGTCCGGCCCAGACCACGACTCCTGCTCGAGATGTGTCGCCGCGAAATACTCCAGAACCCAATCGAACCCGGGGCCGTCAGGGTTCGTTGTCGCGCGGGCGCGCAGCGGGATCTCCGAGTCGCGCGGGCGGTTCAAGCGCGACAGCAGATACTGGTACTGCACGCGGCCGAAATGCGTCAGCTCGTCGAATCCGATGAACTGGTACTCGCTGCCCTTGTACATCAGGTGAGAATCTCGCTCCTTGAGATACGCGAAAACCAGCTTTGCCCCTGACGGAAACCGCCACGTCCTGGCCTGGCCATCCCACACTGCGTCAGTGTCGTCGAGCCATCTGTGGGCGAGCTCCTGTAGGCCGGTCGGCAGTCGCGTCTCAGCGATCGTCGACCGGAATATCACTGCCGTGTAGCCGGGATATCGCACGTCCCGCAGAGCTGCGGCCAGCAGCGCGTCGGTCTTGCCGGATCGCGTCGCCCCGCCGATGAGACATTCCTTGACATCCAGCGAGATGAACCGCTGCTGCTTCGGCGACGGAGTGATCGGCACCCAGACCCGTCGCTCGAGCTGCCGGCGGACAAGCGCTCGGCGGACTAGCTCGGCGCGGACAGCGGGCTCCGTCATGGGTCGGAGAGCGATTCATCCGGAGCCGGCGGCAGCTCGCGGAGTCTGGCTGGGAGAGTACCAGCGATCGCGTAGGCCTCGAGCTCGGGTTCGGACCAATCCTGGAAGTCCAGCTTCGCCGTAATTTCATGCTTGCTCACAATCGCCCCGGTGAGCTCGGCAGCCAGCCGGATCGCACCGAGCGCCGCGCGGAAGTCGGGGCGATCCATTTCGATCGGTTCGCCTTGCTTGTTGATGTAGGTGTTTTTCCGAGCAAAAGCGCGCTGCTTGATGTCCTCCACATTCTCGAGCAGCCGCTGGGTGCGCTCGGCGGGCTCGAGGTCGGCGATCTGGCTGAGGTCCAGGAGGTCTCTGATGTCGCGCGCGCGTGTGTAGTCCATTTTCGGTCCGTATGCGGGTCACTCACGACCCACCTTACGCCAAATTGTCACAACCTGGGGCCAGATTGCGGTCCACAGGCCCCAAAATCAAGCACATGATGGACGGCGTGAAGATCATTAAGCAATTCGCGATCTCGCTCCAAAAGGACGGGAGAAATGGGGTCACCGGCCCGCGGGCCGTCCACCGGAAACCAAAAAAGACCTCTCACGCCTACGCGCGCCCACGCCCAGATAAGTAGAGTTGTTTCACGTCGTAGTACTATATAGGGGCCATGGGCGCTGGTCAGCCAATGATTCCGCGTAGTTACGTCCGGCCGCGCGTTCGGCCAGCAGGAAAAAGCGGTGTCCACTGAAGTCAATGATTCCGCGGACTTAGGCGCTGGACACCGGCGGGCGCCAACGTGGCCAGCGGAGCGGGCCGTTAGTGATTCCGCATACTTACGCTCGGCCAGCGACTGGACGGCGACGGCTCGGGTCGGCTCGGATCAAATCGGGTGGCGACACCCGCCGGCGCGGAGCAGCGGCGCTGGAGATAGGCCGGAGCAGCATTGAGTCGGAGCGGGCGCAATTTTCTTGACAGCGTTGCCGCTGTGTATATGCTTCGGGGATGGTACGACGCACAGCGGGTGAGCGACTCCGGGCCTGGCGGCGCCAGCGCAGCATGAGCCAGGTATATCTGGCAGAGGTACTGCGCAGTCACCAGCACTACGTCTCGCGCTGGGAGACGGGCGCCGCGCGGCCCTGCCAGGCGAGTCGAGTCGCCATCGAACGAGTGACGTCTGGCGCCATCCCGGCGTCGGACTGGTAGTCCACACAGGAGGCTAGAGGCATGAGCACATCCACACCGGCAGAGCCGGACACCATCGCTGCGCCTAGTGTCGGCGAGGCACCACTGACCCACGCAGAGCTGCACCTGGCAGCGTGCGCGCTTGCGCCAGGCGAGCTGATTTGCACCAACGCGGACGTGTGGCGCCGGAACGGGGTCGACGAGGTGAGCTGGTCGATCTGGAGCTCGCGGCTTGGGGAGCATTTCTCCGGCCGGACGCCCGAGGGCGCGCTGGCAGCGTTCCGCGACGCGCTCAGCTCGACGAGCATCGAGCAGCTCGGCGACGTAGCGGCTGGACTGGACGTGGTGCCGTGATACCTAGCGACGACCTCGACTGGCGGGCGACCTGGCTAGAGGAGTGGTTCGCGGGCCAGGCTGGGGCAGTGTGGGCGGACCTGCGGGTCACCAGTCGATCGGACGGGATAGATTGGGCATTTGAGCTGGCTCAAATAGGGGGTACGCAGATCACTAGGCAAGGGCACGTCGAACGTCTCGGGCAACTACCATCCGCGCTGGTCGAGGCCTTGAACGAGCCCGATCCAGACCCGTATGAGAGATGGCACAGCGGGATCGGGGGTGACCGGTGATGAGCACGCTCGTCTGGCATCTCACTGGCCCGAGGCTCAGGGGCGGAGCGCCCATCCCGTCAATCGGAGTGACGCTGGTGCACGAAGGTCCGATCGCGATCGGCCAACGTGGTCTCCATGCCTCGCGGCGACTGATCGACGCTCTGAGCTGCGCACCGCAAAGCGCGGCGTGGATCCATCGGGTCGGGGTCGAGGGCGTCGAGATGGAGCACCGCGACAAGCTGGTGGCGCGCCGTCGCACGATCCTCGCGAGCTATCCGATAGACCTACGGCGAGTAGTGCGACTGGCCTGCGAGTGCGCGGCGTTGGGCGCGTGGTGTGCGGGTCTGTACCTACCCGAGCTCATCGAGGCGTCCGAGCAGGCAGACCGTGGCGACTGGGGCGCTGTCAGCGTCTCCGCTGGCGGTGCCATCAAGGCTGCAGTCTCCGCATCGGCGTTGGCGGCTGCTCGGGACGCCAAAGCCGCTGCCAACTCCGCCGATCGGGCAGGTGCTCGGGCAAGCGCTCGGGCAGCGCTGTGGGCATCCGCAGCGGCAGCCAACAAGCCCCCAGTAGTCGAGGCCCGCGCTGTTGCGCTGATGACGGAGGAGATCTCATGAAGGAGCACTGGACGATCTGGCTGCAACGGATGAATGCTTGCTACCGGTTAATTGCATACGCGCGGCGGTATCGCACCGTGGGTGAGGCCTGGTGTGCCTGCACGAATATCTCGTGGATGTATTGGCTCGCATTGAATCTCGGCAACGCGAGGTGTCTATCTCGCGCACTCGAGGTGTTCGGGCCGCTCAGTATGCGTGATGAGCGAAGAAACGCCCACATCGACCCTGACTACTTCCGGAGCGCGTTTCCCACGCCGACGTTGAAGGACCTGCGAGATGCAGTAGCCTGTCGGCCTAGTCCGTGGGTTGCGACATGCCTACGGAAGGAGCGGTGATGTCGAAGAGGCGTATCGTTGTCCAGGGCGATGGCCCTTGGGGCCTGCCGCCAGGGCATCCTGCGTTGCAGGGACGGATCTGCAAACCTCCCGGAACGATATCCCTGGAAGAGCATGAACGTGCTTGGCAGGAGTATGCGCGACGTTATGGTCGCATCCAGTCAGCCGAGCGTATTGCAGAGCGTGGCGGATTCTCATGGTTGGAGCTGTGCGATCTACTGGGAGGCGAACCGAGCACCTGGAGGAAGCAGAAATGATGGGTACACTCGCCTGGCATCTAACCGGACCGACGCTGCGAGACGGTAGACCGATCCCACCGATCGGCAAAACCCTGGTGCACGAAGGTCCGATCGCAATCTGCAAGAGCGGGCTCCACGCATCGCGTACGCTCATAGCGGCGCTGCGTTACGCGCCAAATCGTTCGACATGGATCCATCGGGTTTGTCTCGCACGGATCAAAGAGGAACATTCCGACCAACTGGTAGCGCGCAGCCGTACGATCGTTGCTAGCTACTCGCTGGATCTGTGTCGCGTCGTGCGTCTCGCGTGTGAGTGTGCGGCATTGGCTACATGGTGTGTGGGATTTGATCTGCAGCATTTGATCTGGGCCGCAGAGCACGCGGACCGCAGCGAGTGGGGCAGCGTCGTGAGCGACGCCCGGAGTGCCGTGTTCCTGGCCGCCCGAATAGCCCAGAATGCTGGTGTCCATTCCGACGCGATAGACATCATCCCAAGGGTTGCGCGAGCCGTCGCGCGGTCTGCCAACGCCGCTTCCCGGCCGAGATACGCGGCTCTGCACGCCGCATTCTTTACAACGGTCACAGCGAGTGACGCCATGGTCTGGGCGGCCAGCGGCAACGTCTGTGGGCCAAACGGGATTGACCTGGACGCAATCCCCGATGCCGCCCGGGTTGGAGCCATTGCCAAGAGTACGATCGAGGCGCGAGCGGTCGCGCTGATGACGGAGGAGAAATGATGACGTTCGAGCAATACGTAGCGATCCCAGCGCTCAACTGGAGCACACTCAAATGGATATTGACCAGCCCGAGACTGCTCCAGCATCGCCGCCAGCATCCCGAGCCTACAAAACCCGCGTACTCGCTCGGTACAGCGATCCATTGCGCGGCGCTGGAGCCGGAGAGGTTCGCCGAATGGCGACCGCAACCGGACTTCGGCGACGGCCGAACCAAGGCGGCCAAGGCGGCGCGAGCGGCGTGGATCGCGGACAACGCGGACCGCGTGGTCATTCCGGCAGCCGACTACCAGACGGCGATCGAGTGCGCGGAGAGCCTCTGTGCGCACGTTGTGTGGCCGCTCATCGAGGCGGCAGACAGGGAGCGGACCATCCAGTGGGAGATCGACGGCATCGCGTGCAAGGCGCGGCTCGACCTGCTCATGGCGGACCGGATCGGCGACCTCAAATCCACGCGGCGGAGTGATGTCGATGGCATGCGGCGCGACATGGCGAGCTACCTCTATGCGGGACAGCTCGCATGGTATCACGACGGAGCGATAGCGGCGGGCCTCGCCGTAACGGAGGCGCCCATGCTCGTATTCGTGCAGTCGGGTGATGCGCACGACGTGGTAGCCGGCCCGGTCAGCGAGGCGATGCTGGCAGCAGGGCGCGCGCTGTGGACCCGGGCATTCCGCACCTACCGCGACTGCATGACCGTGGGACGCTGGCCCGGCATGGCGCCGGATCTGGTCGAGTGGGAACTGCCTCCGTGGGCGGCGGGCATGGGAGAGAGCGTAGACCCGGAGGGAGAGTTCTGATGACAGATGCGCATGACAAGATCCAGATAGTCCAGGCGGAGCCAGCGGCCGTGATCCATCCGATCGTCCAGGCGGCGATCAAGAGCGGAGCGACCGCTGCCGAGCTGCGCGATTTCCTCGAGCTGCAACGGGAGTTCGAGGCGGCAGAGAGCCTCCGTGCGTTCACCAGCGCTTTGACCGCGCTCAAGGCCGAACTGCCGGCGGTGCTGTGCCGCGATACGCTCGTGGACTACAAAAACCGCGCTGGGGTGCGGACAACGTACACCCACACATCGCTATCGGGCGCGCTCGAGGCTGTGACTCCGCATCTGGTGCGACACGGATTTGCGCTGACCTGGACCACCGCATCCGACGACCGGACAGTGAGCGTGACGGCAGAGCTGACGCACGTTGGAGGGCACATGAAGACGCAGACCCTCAGCGCGCCGCCCGACACATCGGGCAACAAGAACTCCGCACAGGCGGTGCTGTCCACCGTCACGATGCTGGAGCGCTACACGGCGCTGGCGTTGCTGGGCATCGCAACCGCGGACATGTTGGAGGCTGGAGAGACGGCGGAGGATGCCGTCGACAGCAAAAAAAACCTGTACGCCGAGGCGGCGGCCATCCGCGCGGGCCTGGATGTCGAGGCGATCGAGCAGGAGCTCGGGCGCTCGCGACGAGAGTGGACACACGCAGATCTAGAAGTCGTCCGGCAGCAGATCCGCGCGTCGAAGGGCGAGCAGGGAGCCCGATGATCTCGGACCGCACTCGTCGCTGGGCGCACCTGCTCGCCTGGCTGCTAGAGCACGGGGCACCGCCCGCGGTCATGCGCTGGGTCGTCCGCCGGTTCAACGCGAGTGCAGAGCGTGATGCAGAGGCGTTGCGATGAGCGAGTCGATGCTGCTGCCAGACGCAGCTCCGGAGTTCGGTGGCGACCTCGATTTCTGGGCGACACCACCGTCCGCCTACTGGCCGATCCGGCCGTATCTATCCAGAGCCGTGGGCGAGCGGCGCGTCCAGGTCCTCGAGCCCGCCGCCGGGCGCGGAGGCCTGCTGAATCTCGCGGTAGCCCTGGACCCAATGAATATCACGGCAGTAGAGCTCGACCAGCAGCGCCACGCCGATCTGGCTCGCGATTGGGGCGTAGCGCGGACCGTCTGCACGGATTTCCTCACGCTCGATGTACGCGCCGCAGACACGCGTCTCGACCTCGGTGACATCAAGCACCCGCTCTGCGTGCTCATGAATCCGCCATTCACTCGTCCTCGCAAGACTATCGCTCTGGAGTTCGTCCAGCACGCGCTGGAGCTCGCTGCGCCGAGTCGCGGAATCGTCTGCGCACTACTCCAGCACGACTGGGCGACGGGCGTCGCATGGGGCGCACTGCACGACAGGCACGCGGCGAGTCTCTATCCGCTGCGTCGGCGGCCGAAATTCAACGCTCGCGGGACAGGCACGCGGCCGTGCTCATGGTTCCTGTGGGATCTGGCGCAGCCCAAACGGGAGTGGAGGGTAATCGGATGAATCCGCTCCGTCCCTACCAGACTGCCGCCGCCGCGAGTGTCCAAGCGGCATGGAGCGAGTCGCGGCGCGTGCTGCTAGTTCTGCCGACCGGCGGCGGTAAGACGCGCACGGCCTGTGCCATTGCTCGCGCCGAGCTGGTCAATGGTGGCAGGGTCCTGTGGCTCGCGCATCGTCGGGAGCTACTCGCTCAGGCTGCCAGCGCGCTCCGGCAAGCGGGGCTAACCGATCTGGCAATCGTGAGTCCGCAGCATGCGCCGGACCCCTGGGCGAGGGTCCAGGTGGCGTCGATCGAGACACTGCTGTCCCGCGGCCAGCGACCCGCTGCGAGTCTCATCGTCTACGATGAGGCGCATCATGCCGTGGCATACACCTACCGCACGCTGCTAGCGGACTACCCGGACGCGCGCGTGCTGGGCCTCACTGCGACTCCGCAGCGTGGCGATGGGCGTCCGCTGGGCGATCTGTTTGAGCGGCTCGTCGTGGGCGCACGCTATCCCGAGCTCGTCGAGGCCGGGCACCTGGTGCCATGTCGAGTGTTTCGCCCGCCGGAGTATCTAGGGTCGGACCTGGCGCGCGCACCTCTCGACGCCTGGCGCCAGCTCGAAGAGGCGGGTCTCGCAGGGCCTTGCTTCGCGTTTGCGCGATCCGTCGAGGAGGCGAGGGCGCAGGCGAAAGCGTTTTCCGCGGCCGGTATCCCGAGTCGAGCTGTCACCGGCGAATGCGGCAATGTGCGGCGCGAAGATGCGATAGCGGCATTCCGCGACGGCAACGTGCGAGTGTTGTGGAACGTATTTGTCCTGACGGAAGGCGTGGACGTGCCAGCGGCGAGCACTATCCTACTGGCGCGAGGCTGCTCGGCAGCCGGCACGTATCTCCAGATCGTAGGCCGCGCGCTGCGCCCGGCTCCCGGCAAGAGCTCGGCGGTGCTCGTGGATCTGCCCGGCGTGTCGTGGATCCATGGCCTACCCACAGCCGATCGCGAGTATGCTCTCGACGGCAGGCCAATCCGGGTCGTCGGAGAGTCGCTCAAAAATTGCCCGCAATGCGGCGCGTGCGTGCCCAGAGCAGAGAACCCATGCGAGGCGTGCGGATACGTATGGCCCGCGCCCGAGCGGCATCGGCCAAGGATCTGGGACCTCGAGCTAGCGGAGGCGATCGACGCAGCCGGCGGAGACCCGGCAGCGGTAAGCGGCGAGTGGCGTGCTCACGAGTGGGACCGCTTGCGCGGAGTGTGCGCAGAGCGAGGGTTCGCGCTCTGGTTTGCGATCAAAGAATACCGCGCGCTGTTCGGGGTCGCGCCGGGCCTGGAGCTGATGGCCCGGTGCAGCGAACAGGAGCGCCTGGCCGAGCTCCGCCGGCTCGTGGGTGTGCAGCAAGCGCGCGGGCTCAAGCCGGGGTTTGTCGGCGTGAGATACAAGGGTATGTTCGGCGGGTGGCCGCCGCGTGCATGGCTGCGAAAGGCTGGTGGATGATGGAGTTGTACATGCTCGTGTGCATCTCGGCGCTGGTGCTGTTCTGGATCTGCTAGATCGCCGACGCGCTGCTGACCGATCCAACGCGGGCTCTGCGCCGTGCCGCTAAACGCGAGCGCGAAGCGGAACAGCGGCGGAGCTCGACGAGGGACAGCGAGTCGTGACAGCACGGTCCGAGTCGCTCATCCAGTCCGATATCCGCCGGGCGCTAGGCCGAGAGCCTGGCTTGGTGTTGTGGCGGAACAACGTGGGCGTTGCGCGCCGGACCGGTCCGCGTGGAACGACCGCGACGCGCTACGGGCTGGTCACCGGAGCCTCGGATCTCATCGGCATCTTGACGGTCGGGGAGCTCGGCCGCTTCGTCGCGATCGAGGTCAAACGGCCGCGTGGTCGCGTCAGCGCTGCGCAGCAACTGTTCCTCGATCTGGTGCGCAGTCACGGAGGTTTCGCGGCTGTCGTGCGGAGCGTCGACGACGCCCGCGCAGGCATAGCGCGAGCGCGCATGGGGGCGCGCCAGTGACCGTTGCTCCCGAGCTCGTGGCCGCCTATCGGCTAGGGCGCAGCGTCGGCAGGCGACAGGTGCGCGACCCCGCCGCTGATTGGATCCGGATCTGCCAGGCGCTGGACGCCCTCCGCGTACCCATCCGGGTGCGCAATGAGCTACTCGACCAGGCGATTACCGAGGTATGGCTGGACCTGGAGACGGGCGCCGCTGCCGATCTGGATCGACGTGGGCTCCCGCGACTGGTCATGGCGCGCCTGCGATCTGCGCTACTTGCGCGACTCTCCCGCTGACGGTTGACGCCCGCGCGCAGCGGGTGTGTGCGTATAGATCCCTATCAATGGAGTGTCCGATGCAAACCCCGAGGACCTACCGCTGTCCGGTGTGTGGCCATGACGGCCCGCGAGATGATTTTCAACTGACGCGCCAGGACGGCCGGCGGCGTCGCGTCTGCCACGCATGCCACGCGGCACGCGCCCTCACTCCAGGAGACCCGCGGTGCCCTGCGTGCGCCGGCCTGCCGCACAGGGTGCGGGGGATCCAGTGCCGTCGCTGCGGGCTCCGGTATCAGCCGGACCGCTATCAGGTCGAGTCGCTACGTCACAGTCCCATCGCTGCGTTCGAGGCCGAGGCGTGATCGGTCCGACCGACGACTACACGCCCGACGATTCAGACGCTCCCGACGCGCCGCCCCCAGGCCCGGTGCGCGTAGTACGGGACGACGAGGCTCCGCCGCCCGAGTGGTCGCGCGCGCTAGCCTGCAATGAGCATGGCATCCCAACCAAAGATCCGGGCAACGCGGCGCTCATCCTCACGCAGAGCCAGGCGTGGTCCGGTGCTCTGGAGCACGATGTGTTCGCTGGCGAGATCCAGGCGCGATCGTTCCCGCCGCTGCCACGCCTGCCCGATGGTTGGCCGACGCTGCCGCCGCCGCCAGCCGGAGAGCTCTGCGACAAGCATCTGGTCTACGCGGGCCTGTGGCTGCGGCGTGCATGGTCGCAGAGCTGGGGACCGGAAGCCGTTCGCGCAGCCCTCGATTATGCGGCGCGCGCTAACCCAGTGCACCCGCTACGCGACTACCTCGACGCCTGCTCGGTACAGTGGGATGGAGTGCCGCGCGTCGAGGGCTGGCTACAGCACTATTTCGACGCGGAATCGCGCACGCCGGTGCAGGGTGTCTACCTGGCCAATGTGGGTCGGTGGTGGCTCATTTCGGCAGTGGCTCGCGCCCTCACTCCCGGTTGCAAGGTCGACCATGTGCTTGTGCTCGAGGGGGCGCAGGGCGCGGGCAAGAACCAGGGCATCGAGGCGTTGTTTTCGCCCTGGTATCTGCCGGAGCTGCCGGACCTGCGCGACAAAGATGCGATGCACGCACTCGGTGGGATCTGGTGCGCCATGAACGACGAGCTCGGCGCGACGCGGCGGAGCGACATCGAGCGGAACAAGTCCTTTTTCACGCGGAACGAAGATGTCTATCGCGCCCCGTACACGAGGAATTTCGTGCGACGCCCGCGCTCCTGCGTGTTCGCCGCGACGACGAACGAAGTCGAATATCTGCTGGACGTGGAGAACCGGCGATGGTGGCCCGTGCGGGTGCGCACAGTCCGCGTCGATGAGCTGCGGCGCGATCGCGACCAACTGTGGGGCGAAGCCGTCGAGCTCTACCGCGCCGGAAACCTGTGGTATCCCGACGCATCCCTGCGTGGTGCGCTAGTCGCTGAGCAGTCGGCGCGCGTGCATGGGGATCTCTGGGACGAGCGCATCGTGGAGTACCTAGAGGCCCACCCGTCGGGTGTACGGCTCGCGGAGATCGCGACCAACGCGCTCCTGATAGAGCCCAGCCATCAGACCCCGGGCGACGCGCAGCGGATATCGCGGTGCCTGCGGCGCAACGGGTGGTCTCCTAGGCGGCGCAGTAGCGGCGGCAGTAGATCGAGGCTGTGGGAGCCAGAGGCGTAGTGCTGACGATCGAGCGGGCGACGCTGCGCGTTCCCGAGTAATTCCGGGCAGTTAGCGAAAAAGCGACACGGGGGGCAAAAAAAGTCCCCTGACCCCTTGCTTACGCCCATCGGTGGGCATACTGTGTGTGTCGGGCAGGGAGCTCGGCAGGAGGCTAGAGACATGGCAGGCATCATCACATATCGAGAGGCACACAGGGACGCACGGGTCAGGCTCTGCGGGTGGCACCGCGAGCACAGCGACACACTCGCGATCGATCTCGGTCCGGTGGAGCACGGGCTCCACCGCGGGATGTGCGACGCATGCGAGGGCGAGTGGCTCCAGGACCACGACTACGCCGTGGACGACGCGGGGCTTGACGAGTTGTCGAGCTATCGGCTTACCGTGGTAGATCGAGCAGCGCGCAAGCAATGGATCGATGCCACCGAGGAAGATTGACTTGAGCTACTGCCCTGGAGCTCTCGCTCCAGGGCAGTGACGCGAGCCAAATCTCGCGAGAAAGTAGGAGGCTATGAGCTGCACACACACATCTACGACCGATATTGCCACCCGGTGTTTCACGTCCAGCGTCGCCTGGCCGCACAGCGATGAGGACCCCGCCGCCCATGGCGGTGTGTGCGTCGAGGTCGAGTGCGACGCTTGCGGCGCGCGGCGTCGCGAAAACCGCAATGGCAGACACGTCGAGCTGGGCCCGTGGGGACCGACGCGCTCAGAGCGTCGGCAGGCGGAGGTGTCGGCGTGATCTGAGTCGAGCTACTGCCCCGGAGCGAGAGCTCCGAGGCAGTGACGCGAGCCAAATCGCGAGAAAGAAGCGCAAAATGGAGGCACACAACGTGGTAGTCACAACGGCCCATCGTGGCGTATTCGTCGGCAAGACGATGGATCCTGGAGCCGATCCCATCGTCCTCACGCATTGCCGGATGATCGTATATTGGGACGCATCATCGCACGGTGTGCTCGGCGTTGCCGCGCGTCCGATTGGCCCGCAATCACGGGTGTCTCCTGCCGTGGAGCGCGCAGTCCTGCGCAACGTGACAGGCGTGTTCGAGGCCTCCGACAAGGCCGCCGCCTCGTGGGAGGATGAGCCATGGAGCTGACATGGCTCCTGGCGCTGTGCGGCGCCTGCACCGATGCGATCCAGTGGGCGCACGGGCGCCCGCTGGATCACTCCACCTACGCAGCCGCCATGGCAGAGTGGCGGAGCTGGCTCCGAGATGCCGCTGCCGGCAGCAGCAGCGGCTTCGGCAGCGGCAGCGGCAGCGGCAGCGGCTCCGGCGAAGGCAGCGGCGAAGGCTCCGGCGAAGGCGACGGCAGCGGCGACGGCTTCGGCGAAGGCGACGGCAGCGGCGACGGCTACGGCTACGGCTACGGCTACGGCTTCGGAGCCGGCTACGGCTACGGCTACGGAGCCGGCTACGGCAGCGGCAACGGATACGGCGACGCCACTAGACTCGACATCGTCGAGACTGAACACAACGGTGTGGTCCTGAGTGGAGATCTCCGCGCAGCAGCGCTCGCGGTGCTCGGAGATCACACCTGATGGGGGCGTGGTATCGCATCAGCGTCATGAGGGTCCGCTAGTGGCGCGCGGATCACAGGAGGCCCAGCGCCTGGCCTACGCGACGGCACCCGAGCGGCGGAATCGCGTAGGTCGAGCCATCCGGGCGGAGCACGGCAATGTTAGGGGCGCCGCAAGGCGCCTCGGCGTCGGCTGGTCGACGATCCGGCGGTGGATCGACGCGGACCCCGAGCTCGGCCACATCGTTGCGGAGGCGAGACGATGAGCACGGACGCGCTGCGGCATCGGGTGGCGCGCGTCGAAGACGCGCTCCTGGCCTCGGGATGCGAGCTCCCTCGGGTTGCAGCGGAGCTCGCTCGCGGGTTTTGCGGTGTGGCGGCGCTACATGAGCCGGCGGAGGATCCTCCGCTGTACGACACAGCGGTAGAGATGATGGCTCATCGCTACGAGCATCCCGGCGCTGGGCTAGGTCCCGCATGGCGCGCCCAGATGCCTGGTCCGGGGTCATGGCATGGCCTCGCCCAGGCCATGGTCGAGGCTTGGGGAGGCGGTGCGCTATGAGAGCGCTATCAGTGCGGCAACCATGGGCGACCCGGATCGCCACAGCGCGAAAGACGATCGAACTACGCTCGTGGCAGACTCGCTATCGCGGCCCAGTGATCATTTTGGCGGGCGCGCGTCCATGGCCAAGAATGGTCCCCGAAGGACCGCTCGGAGTAGCTGTCTGCGTGGTGGATCTAGTGGATATGCGTCCGGCGACACAGGAGGACACCGATGCCGCCAACGTCGAGCCTCCCGACGGTTGGTTTGCCTGGCTACTAGCGAATCCTCGGCAGATCGCGGAGCACATCCCAGTCAAGGGCAAACTCGGACTATATCGGCCTACGGGTGCTCTTTCTGCGCAGATACTAGATGCCTTAGGATCGTAGCCGCTTCCGTCTGGATCTTCAGGGCGTCAGTATATTTGCCGTCACGCAGCGCAGCCTGAAGCATCGTGTCCAGCAGCGCCAGCTGGTTACGTAGCT